TGCTATTTCATTAATATATTGAAATACTTGAGCAGATAGTAAATCTAAATTAATTTGTAAACTTCCCAGATTAGCACTATTGCTTTCGGCATTTAAAGCAGAACTAGCAATACCTAATCCGGTTGCTATTTTCTTCATATTCTCGTCGCTTAAAGTATCTTTTATTAAAGAAGAATCTTTACTAAGTCTACTTATTTCTGTTCCAGGAGCGAGGCTGAGAGTTGAGATTTTTGCAACATTTCCACTTGTATTTACTTTAACTGCACCCTTGAATGCTTCAATAACTTCTTTTTGTTGGGTTGAATTTAGACTAGAAGATCCTTTTTTTTCGCCCTCTGGGAGAATGATGTAATAAATACTACTAGCTAATTCACTAATTAATTGATATTGACTATCATCATAATCTTGACTTGATTTCATATCCGTAAACGCTGAGATGCCAAATGGAATCCCCCATGTATCGATTTCATTAGCTTTTGCTTTTAAAGCAATAGTTTTTCTATAATCTAAAATAAACCATCTTTTACTAGCATCCTTCTTATAGTCCATATAAGCTTTTACAAAATTACGTGGATAATTCTTAATCTCATTTAATAATCCACCATATTTAAATTGATCAAAATAAATCATATCAAATGCAGCAATACTAACATTATTTTGAAACCCAATTATCTTACAATAATCTAAATCAAGTGGTTGAATCATAAAATTATCATCCAATGACAAACCTTCTAATCTATCAAGAGATTCTACTGTCATTGAACCTGTATCTAAATTTTTATTACTCGAAGTTGTGTCTCTCAAAACTCCAACATATGAACCGTCAATAAACAAATGTCTTAAAATATCCCTTGTTGTACGATCTATATTTAATATTTTAAGTAAAGTGTTAAACTTTGTTTTATTATCTTTCATTTGTGGAGTTTTATTTCTTAATGTAGTAATATAAGATAATGTAGGAAGTGCTATCATCCGATCTATACTTTGCCCATATAATCCATTTAAACTATAGGATTGTCTTGATATAGTTCTCAATATTTCATTATATATCATTGGATATTTGACATATTGTTTTAAATCACTCATGGGGATATTATCTGTATCTAGTCTTCCTGTTGAAAATGAATATGAATTATAAGATAATGAGTTTAATTCTATTTCATTTGAGAATTGAGTTGAAGATGGAGAATCGGATTGGGAGGAGATGTTTGATTCTGTTGGGGTTATTTTTTTTGTCAAATTGGAGATACCTCCTTTCTTTAGGGATTTGTTTGATATTATGAATACGAGAATACGAAATCAAAATCTGAGTCTGTATTATCTTTTCTGTTTGCTTCTTCCATTTCGTTAACTATTAATAATCCGTAAGCTAAACTCGTTGCCCTATCCCTTTTATGTGTTTTAATAATCTTATCATATGTAATATTGTTATTATCATTTGTATCCTGTTTAATATTGCTTAATTCTTGAATAAGTAAATCTGTTTGTATAAAACTTAAATATTGTTCTTCTGTAATGTCATTATTTTTATATAGAATGTCTACTTCTTCAGATGGCAACAATAATCTTATAGACTTGTTTTCAAAACATGCCTTCATATAGGTATACATTGTATTATTCAAAGTATTTGTTGCTGCTATCCCTCTAATTAATGGAATAGCTCCCTTAATGCTTCTCCCTTTTTCATCATCTTCTAATACTAAAGGAGGATATTCAATAATTTGTTTCGTTTTTTCATCTATATGTTCCCATGTTTCATAAAATAAAGATGGTAATGGTTCTCCGTTTCCTCTAACATCTACAACTAATTTAATAGTATTGGGAAATTTTATATGAACCAATTCTCTTAAAGATTGCATTTGTTCAGGAAGAGTTGCCCCATTATAAGTTTTTGTATAAACAATCTCTTTTATATATGTGCCATTTATACGTGGTTTTAATTTGATTACATGAGTACAAGCATTGTCGGAATTATTTCTTGAACTAATAGCTACGTCATGTACTATAATATATTCAGAATTAGATTTTTTTGGTTGTTCGATTTCACATTTTTCCAATACTCTACAAAGGTCTGATAATTCATAAGGATAATAACTTTCACCACTTGATCCAACAAATACTGCGTTATATTCATAATCAAATTTATCCTTTGACATTGTTGGTTTATCTAATTCTTTTAATATATCATCTTCTTCAAATATTCCTGCCTGAACACCTACCTGATAAGGTAAAGTACAAACATAATAATCTTTTGAACCTTCTATCATTTTATTGTAATGATATCTAAATCTTTTATATAGATCCGTTATTTTTAAATGAGCAGATGATATAAAAATAACCTTTCCTTTTTCTGGCATATTATGATGGATGGCTGCTTGTCTTTTAGTTTTTGTCATCGGAATTAGGATTTCTTCTGTGATTTTATCTTGAACTAATTTTGCCTCATCGATTAAAATGTATGAAAATCTCCACGAGCGAGCTGAATCTCCCCCTTGATTTTGTGCTAAAACTATTGCTCTAATTTCTGATCCATTCTTAAAATTGACAACGCAATCGTCCGACCCCGTTTTAATTGGAAAGTTTATTTCTCTTGCAATATTTTCATTCTTTATTAATTCACCTTTTATTTTTTGGATAATTACGTTACGGGCTTGCTGTCCATTTCCACTCGCAATTCCCAGCTTAATATTCGGGTAGAGTATTGAAATACAGATAAAAAATACGGCTGTAAGGTAGCTTTTGCCCAAACCTCTACAAGCAATAAACATTGAGTTTTGATACCTAGACATAGCTCTTAATATAAGACGTTGGAATGGATACAACTTCAATTGCAAAATCTCAGTAGCAAACTCATCTACATGATATCTGTAATAGGAAATGAATTCACACCACGCATCAATATTTATATTTTCTTCATTAATTGGATCATGACTATAAGAACTGTCAAAATTATCAAATGAACCTTCTTTTTCTTTTCTACTTTTCTTGCTAAAATTAGTGTGTATTGCCATAATATTTCTCCTTAAATGGACTTATTAATGGTTGAGAAATATTCAATCATTTTATCATAATCATCTTTTTCTAAAGGAACATGTAGAGGTATCCATTTTTTTTGTTCTACTCTTTCAAATAAAACTCCAAAACAACCTAAACTTACATCATTTTGCCCCCTAGTTTGTTCAGAAAATTGTGCAGACTTTGATAATGTATCGAACGTTTCTCTTGCATCTTTATATCTTTTATCAGATTGAGGTATATTTAATAACATATCTTGGAAACATCTGTCCATATGTAAACTTGCTTTTGCTATTTTTTTTGCATAATCTTTATGGTTTTCTGTTACTATTTTAAAATCTGTATGCAATCCCCTTAAATAATTATCCAAATACTCAATATCTGATTGTGTATAGTCCCCAACCCATTGTTTACTATATTTTTTATCTTCTTTATTATTATATAAATCTAATAATTCTTCTGAATTGCTATTTACATTTGATGTTATTGTTTCAAATATACTGTCTTTATATCTTAAAAGACCTTGTTTTCTCCATTGTTGCATAGATGAATTTTTTAGGAATAAACCAAGAAATTTCTTGCTGTCTTTTTGATTATCATATGTTGAGAAAAATACGTCATTGATAAATGGACGATCCAACATTTCACATATTTTAATTGTTGCTTCTCGCATATTCGATCCTTTTGTGAGCATTAAATTGTATTCTTCATAAATGCAATCTTTACACGTTGGAAAAAATTCATTGTATAAAGGATTTTCGGTTTTGAAATAATTACTTATATTTGAAGTTTTAATCAATCCGCATTTTGTGCAAGTTATTTCATTACGCTTAATTTTTACTTTTGTTTTTGGTTTTTGTGTTGCCATAATTTAATCTCCTAACTTAATTGGGAAAGAAGTTAGTTAATAACTAACTTCTTCTAAGTCTTTATATTTTCCATCATAATAATTTTCAATGAATTGATAAAATTGTTCAGGTGTATTGTTTCCATATCCAAATTCGACATGGAATTGTATGTGGTATTTCTTTTGCATACATATCCCCAGAGGGTAACGATAATGTATTTCCAAACATTTATCAATTAATTTTTGCAATTCTTCTTGTGTATAAGAAGAAATATTCTCATACAATTGTATCCCAGTTTCATTTAAGGTATCCTGAACTATACTGCCAAAACTATATAAGTGATGAATATCATCAAATCTATCTCCTGACAGAAAGCATTTATAATTAGCATTTTCCATACTATCTAACTTCCACTGTTTAATATTCCTTCTCAATTCTTGCGATAAAGCACTAATTCCATCTTTGTAATTAGGATTTAGATTGCCGAATCTTTGACTATCGTATTGAGGATTATCTTCACCTTTCCATTTTTCAAGTAATAATAATCTATTTGATGTCATTTTACCAAGTTCTATAAACATTCTATCTAATGTTTCTTGTGATTTATAAAGATTTAAACTATTACCTTTGCTCATTATCTTTCCATTTGTCAAACTTGGAAAATGAATATCTTTTATTTCTGTATTTGTCATATTGGCATAATTATTAAGTATTATATTTATCTCATCTTGAGTCCATATATGGACATTTGAATCAAATAAATATTTATTTCCTATACACATTCTACATACGTTTCTTAAATTATCAGTACATGTTTTGTCGTCAGGAAAATATACTCTGTCTACTGGTAAGTATTCCTCACAGCATTTACACAATTTATATAGTTTATTATCTATTATTTTATATTTTATTTTTTTATAATCTCTTATATAGTTATCATTTTTCCTCAAATCCAACTTAGATGCCATATGTAGTATTGCTTTTTCAGTTCTAGTAGTAGTTAACATATATTGAATATCTTTAGTAAATTTTTCTTCGTAATATTCAATTATGATATCAATATCTTGCTGACTCCAAGGTTCTGCTTTTATTTCTGGATAAAAATCTTCTCCATTGCACTCACGGCAAATTCCCCTATATCCATCTAAACATCTATCATCTATATCATAAAAATCTCTATTAATAGGTAACTCCCTATCACAAATATGGCAATCATGACGAAAATATTCAGTAGTTTTAGGAAACTCTCTTTTACACTTACTACATATTTTAACTTCTAATTGTAATTTTTCTTTCCACAATTCTTTAGAAATCTCCGATTTATATTTCCCTAAACAATCTATACAGCAATCTTTATCATTTTTTGTATTTTTTCTAGTATAATCACAATACGCTATTTGTTTTGGCCTTTCGCAATAATCGCATTCATACTCCACTATTACATTAGATAAAGGCAATAGATCTTCAACTTTAATTATTATTGTAGTACCTTTTTTAACAACGTATTTGTTTTTAACCTTTACTCTTGGAATTTTATAGCCTGATAATTCATAATGTTTAGTGGTGCTTGCATGGAGGATTACCTCTACCTCTTTTGTTAACAACATAATCTAATTCCTTCTTTCTGTGCAATATTATTTCTGTGCTTATTTACTAAAAGATATAAAAGGGTAGACGCACAGAAACTCAGTCATGACTCTGAATTATTATCTACCCCAATCCACATGTTTCAGTGAATAACAAATATCTCAAACATTCCTGCTTGAGATATCGACTTACCCACAAAACATTATAATAATTTGTATTATTATTATTTCCATCCACACAGAAAACGCCTGATTGCTCAAGCGTCTTATAACTTAGGAAACTTTATTTATTATTTTAATCTAATCCTCATCACCATTAACCAAAACATCATCAATCATTATATATCCCTTTTTAATAAGAAAATTCCATAACCAATTTATCCCTTTTGGAGTAACTTTAGTTGTAGATGATAATTTTGTTTTACCATGTCCATTATCAAATGTGCTAGTTTTTAAAACCATACATCCATTGTCAATATACTTTTGTTGAGGATTATTCTTTTCTGCTCCATATGTCATAAGAACATGCTCCTCACGAAGAATCTCAAATAATCTATCCCGCCCAATTGATTTACCTTTTCTTATTTTTTCATTAAATAATTTTGCTACTTCTCCAATATTAACTTCAGCATCACAAATAAATAATCTATCTGCTAATTCTACTTTAGGAGCTTGTTCTTCTATTTTTGCTTCCAATAAGGAAGTATGTAATTTCAAATTATCTATTGTCTTATTTGCCATAGTTAAAGCCCTAGCCATAATTGCTTCAGGAGAATTCCATTTCTTTTCTAACTCTATGAAATATTGCCTAGCTAATTTGCCTTTATCACTTCTTTGAATCATAGAAATTTCTTTTGCCATTTCAACTGTCATTTGATGATCTGTTATTACCCTTGAAACGCTTCTATTGCCTTCTATTTGAACTTGCTCATTTTTGAGCAAGTTGAAATCTTCATTTTCGACAAATCCATACTCACACATTCTTGGGAACCAGTCTTTATATTGAGTTTTTACCTCTAAAAAATCATGTAATTCTCTTCCTAATACTGTTTGATTTTCTCCATTGTAATTTATTGTTATTAATTGATTATTATTTTCCACTCTAAATTCCCACTTTCATTTTTATTTTGTCAATCATAAATAATCATCTATTTCTAACACACCACTGCCCATACACATCTGAACTATCATCAAACCCAAATTTAAACCAAACTCTTTTTGTTTTAGGATGAATTCCTGTTGATTTTGCCATAACTCCATTTTCCATATAGAATGAAGCTTGTTCTGGATTATATATAAATACATATCTTTCTTCATCCTTATTTTCTTTTTTATTCTGTTCTGTCATTTTTACTTCACCTCATTTCAATCATAAATTTGCATTGTATCTTTACAACACAAAGAGAAGCACCAAATAAATGATGCTCCTTATCTACTGTAAAAATATTATTTAATTATATAAATTATATCACTCCAAATAACTCCCACATCTATCACAAAATTTACCACTAGATCCACTAACTTTCCCACAAATCCTACATTGCAACTTATCTCTTACAGTAACAACTTTCTCAACTTTATCTCCAATATCATTGAATCCAACTAATCTTAAAATAATCACATGGGAGTTTTCTTCCAATACACCAATATTACCATACTTAAATTGTTGTGAAATTTCTTCGCCTTTTACAGTAATTCCATCATCAAAACTTTTAATACTATTCAATGAAGAACAATTTTGAGCAGTAATATCTGAAGTAGAACAGTTTGATGTAAGACTTGTTTGACAAACATTATTATCAAATGATCTTAAACAATCCATTTGCATTGATTTATTAACTATATTAGTGCTATTACTGCAATTTAAATTTGTATTAGTTGTCCAAGTAGGACTAATATCATAAGTTGGCTGCTTATATGTAACCCACCAAGGATTAGGATTAGGATTAAACACTTGATTAATATGTTGAGTTATTGGTTTTAATTTTTCATACCAAAATTCCACTCTAATCAATCCATCTTCAATTTTATCTCCACGATATTCAGAAATTTCTTTTGTCTTAGGAATAAATTTAAATTTATTCTTTGCGATACAATCATTCAAAAATCCTTCTAATTCAGTTGTCTCATTTGGATTAATTAATAATGACTGACCATTAAGTACATCTACTCCATCTATAGATATCTTAACTTTTGCTTTTCTTGATTCAAGATTCTTGATGTAAATAGAATACTCTGAACCAAATGGAATTTGAATTATTCCCTCTTTTTCTCTAAGGATTTTACCATTGTTTTTGAGACAGACCACCATTTTCTCTTGATACATTTTTTATCATCCTTTCTAGAGCACTGACTAAACTCTAAATATTAAAGTCAGTAATTTTTATTTGTATTGTACCTTTACAATACAAGTAAGAGCATCAACTCACTGATGCCCTCTATCTACTGTAAAAATATTAAATTATCAAAGTTAAATTATTTTCTAATAAATAATCATTAAATTCTCCTGATTTTAATCTTACTTTAAATTCTTCAAACTCTTCTGGCGTATTATCTCCTATTCCATATAAATCTCTGGAATGAAATAATTTATGCATTGGCAAAACTAGACAAACCCCTAAACCATGCTTATAATGTAATTCAAAACATATATTTTCAATATTAATTAATTCTTCTTTTGTGTATTTATTTATTTCATCATAATATTTTAAATTTAATATATTCATTGTCTCTTTTAATATTATATTAAATCCATATAAATGATGAACTACATCAAAACTTTTCCCAGTGATTATACATTTGTAATTTGATAATTTCATAGATTCCCTTTTCCATTGTCCTATTCTATCTCGCAAATGTATAACAAGAGGAGTTTGTCCTTCGTCATACATATGACAATTTTCACCGCTTCTTCTACTGATAGCACACTTTTCACATCTACTACCCATAGTTATTCTTGCGAAATTAGTATGCGCCACGTTTCCACAAGTGCAAACATATTTTAACTCAGTTTGAGCATTATCATATATATTTGATAAAAGCTTCATATCTAAATATGTAAAGTAATAATCAATAAATTCAATGGTATATGATAAATTTTTACTACTTTTATTATTTGAACAAACTTTGCACCTCAAACCTCTTTTAAACGCTCCAAAGGTAATCGTATCTTCTTTACCACAAGAACAAATAAATTTTAACTTATCTTTATCATTATTAAATGTGGTAGATAATAATTTACAATGCATTTTATTAAAAAATCCTTCAACAAATTCCATTGTTTTCATAAAAGCATTCCAATTCTTTCTTGTGGGATTATTTTTTATACATTTTTTACATCTATTTCCACCTTTAAAATTTTTAAAAGAAACTTTACTTGGATTTCCACACAAACAAATATAATCTAGTGGTGTTCTATTATTTATATATTCTTTACTTAGAAGTTTGCATCCTCTTTCTTTGAAATAATTATATACATATTCATATGTATGAGACATTAATTTTTTCATTTCTTCACTCCTTATTAGTGTATTTCCCCTTATTTTTATAAAACAAAGAAGAATGGGCATAAGGAACCCACTCTTTCAATTGGGGTAATTAATCCCAATCTATCTTTGTTTGTGTTTTAACGCACAAAAATAGACATCAAATTATTGATGTCTACTATCTGAGTTATAAACCAACAATATAACCTATAGAGTTATATTTACTAATCCTAATCTAATCCTCCAAAAACTCTCTCATATCTAATTTCGCATCCTCATATCCCTCTTCATATCCTTCATAATTTGCTTTATCATAAATATCTCCAAGCAATTCAAAAACATGTTTAGGGCATAATTTATTCTCAAACAAGAATTTTACAGCTTCAGCAAGATAAATATTTTTCCTATCTTCTAAACAATCTTCACACATACAGTCTTCATCGTGTTCATCATTGTCTTCCTCTTCATTATCATCTTGATAATCATCACAAGAATAAGCAATTACGCCTTCTTCATTATCATTAGATTCTTTATCTAATTCCATAGCATAAGTTTCCAAGTCAACTTCCTGTCCATCAATCGTCAAAATTTGAATCCATTTCTGTTCAGCTTTATCCCATCCTGATTCTGCATTAAATACTCTCATTGTTTTATTCCTGCCTTTATATTTTATTTTTAATATTGTTTAATCCTTAATCTAATAAACCATAAACTTCTATTCTTCTTCAATTACGTCAAATTGACTCATAAAATTATCCAATTGTACATCCAACTGAGCAGAAACCTTAATCATTCCATTTCCAAGTTGACTATATATTTCAGTAGATGTTTCTAAACCAGTTTTTGTTTTTATCGCGTCTATGTAATTAGTTAATAATTCCTTTGCTTCATAATCATCCATTTCTCTAATTGTATAGATTATATCTAACAATTCTTGACATTGAGGGCAATCACATTCTTCATTATCAGAATTATATTCAGAATCATTCGAACTATATTTATTAATATTAGTGACATTACTAGGTTTGGAAATATTGCTATTTTCAGGAGAACCATTCATTTTAGGGAGTGGGGGTAAAATATATAGATATTCATCTTGTTCCATTGAATCATATACTTCTTTTGTGACAAATTTGTCGTTGATTTGGTATGAAGTTTCATTTGTTGTTTCATTAATAATTTCTTTGAACTTGATTTTGCTAAATTCCATAAGAATGTACCTTTTAACCTTTCAATTATTATTTATTAATTTAATTTGCAATCATAAACACACTTCAAACCACTATCATCAATAATACTTACTGTTTGACTAGGCTCTCCTATTACTCTAATTCCCGTACAATACGAATCGTTGACACAAAAACTTCCAGACATGATTGTTTTTACTTTTTGAATTGTATCAATACTAAAATGATGGGAATGACCAAAATACACTAACTTTGGTATTTCTCCAATCATTAATGTTAATTTTTCAACTATTCTAGAAGGTGTATCTTTATCTCCATGCGTAAAGAAACAACTATGGCCTTTAATCTTACCAGTAGCAATTGTATTGTCAAGAATAGAATCATGAAAAACAATATTTTTATGATTAGACATTCTTGCTTTTAAATACCAAATAATAAAATTCTCATATCTTTCACTATCAATAGATTCTTTCTTATCTTGAAAGTTTCTAGCATGATTTCCCGTCACAAAGTAAATATTCATATTCTCAAAGTGTTGACTTAATTTATCTAAAAATTTAACCATATATTCTGAGAAATTTTGTACTTGACTAACAACATTTTCTTGATTAGAATATCTTATAATATTCATGTGGACTCCTGAAATCAAATCTCCTAAAAACGCTATATGACAAGTATTTATTTTGTGTGTCTTTTTAATATCTAATATTTGCATTGTGTAATTTGCTAATCTTTCAAGAAAAACATCTGTATTATATTTTTCAAATTCATTATCAATTGATAGAGCGTAATGACTGTCAGAGATAGGAATTATCATTTCGTTGTCTTCACCATATTGATGTTTAGGAATAGTAAATTCAAAATCATTAAATTTTCCATTCTTAATACTTGATTCTAATAATTCTTTCAATCCATCGCTTCTAGCAGATTGCCTTATTAAAGTATTTAACTTGCTTCTTTGATCTCCGAGTCGTACTCTTTCCTTCTTTAACTCTATTTCTTTTAAATCAAGAGAAGAAAGTTTCTTATCTTTAATAAATGGATCATCTCTATCACCATCACCATTACCAATAATAATACCATTAATAATATCTTTTGCTTTTAATGTTCCATTTGCTTTACGATATTTCTTGAATTTACTTCTTAATCCTTCTCCTGTTCCAGTTTCACCATTACTACCCTTGTAATACAATTTAGCTATCTCAGACCAACTCATTTGTGTTTCTTTATTATATTTTTTATAGCATATTTCTAATAATGTTTTATCCAATAAGAAATGATACCACCTTTTATTTATTTTTATTATTTTCTGTTTATTATTATCATCAAATAGGACTTTATTAAATATATTTTAAACCATTAGTTCCCATTGAATCTCCCCTGTGTAAAACATATCCATAAATAATTTTATTTTCACGCAAAGTTACATTATTAATATCTTTTGCCTTAACTTCAATTAAAGTTATATCATTTTCTTTACAGAATTTTAATTTATTCCATTTAACTGGTGAAGTATTTTCTACTTCTATAGCTATTTTGATCTCACATTTTCTAGCAAAAGCAATATCAAATATTAAAATACAATCAACATTACCTTTGTATTTGCAAAAATTACAAGGGTGAATTTTAAAATATGCATAATCATTATTTAAAACAATTATACTATCTCTCCATGCTTCTCCAAAGATAAGATTATTTATAATTAACTCATCAAATTCTTCTGAAGAAGTAGGTTGAATACAATCCCAACATTGTCCACTGTGATAAGGTTCCAAAGAACCCATATTTTTATAAACATACGATTCCATCGAACCAAACTCTAATCTGTCAACATCTATAATAAATCTATAGCCATTTTGATCTTGAAATGTAACTTCTTTATTTACTATCCAATCCATTACATTAAGTATCCTTTATTATAATAATGTAGACCACCTTCATTGGATTTTAAGTCTGTTATTTTCATAGAGTTTCACCAATTATTTTCTTCTTGCCCATACTTAAATGAACCTCCTTTTATTGTTTATTAACCAATTACATCAAATCAAACATCTTTACCGTATCTATATCTAAATTCTTACCCGTGGCATAATATTCTGGATTCACATAAATTACTTTCTTATGTCCAGATTGTTTTAATTTAAACAATCCTTTTAATTCAAGAGCTTTTACTGCTTTCCTAATTGTTCTTTCTTTTAATCCAAGAATAGGTTCTAATTCTTCAAATGTTGGAACTTTATCATTTATCATAATAGAATTAGAAGGGAATACTGTAAAATCTCTTAATATGTAATATACAAGTTTCTCATTTACTTCTAATTGCATATTTATCAACTCCTCTAATTTAAAACGATAAACAATATTAAAATCTCCACCTTCATAAGTTGTTTTTGTTTCCTTTTTAGGTGGCCTTTTCTTCATTAGAACTTGATCAAGTGGTACTCCACAAGCAACAGATTCTTTAAATCTTTCAATATTAAATGCTTCAACTTTACTTTTTACAAGTTTATCTAATTCCTTTTGTGTAAATATTTCACCAGTTTTTATTGATGCGTAAGACCCACCTACCATATTTACAAATTCGCTATTTATATCGTTAACAAAATCTTTCATTTCTGACATATTTAAATGCCCTCCTTTATGGAATCACTAAAAACACCTACACAGCAAGCTTTTCAGTAAGTCGGTATGTAGATGCCGAATTGATACCTAATAATGCATAAAATTATTTTTAAATTAAGTTATAATAACACTTTCAGACGTTTGCTCTTCTTAGTTATTACTCGTAACCCCGTTCTTCTCAGGTTGGGTTGCCTCATACTTTGCTATTTCTGCTCTAATGATTTTTGAGATTTGTTTTCTGTTTTTCGAGAAAGATAAAACATTTATATTTGCATTATCATTTATAAAATTGTTATAAAGATTAATTAATTCTTCTTTTTCTCCAATAAAGTGAATAAAAACTTTAATTCCATAATCTTTATCTTTTGTAATTTCAATGTTATTATATTTATATCCTAATGTAATAAGATAAGATATAAAATTTGTATCACTATATCTAAAATTAACTTTTTGCATAATTAAATGCCTCCTTTAAATTTAAAATATTAAATTAAATAATCAAATCCTAAATATTGAAGCGATAGCGAAATATTTAGAAAGAGGAACACGCTTGTTCCGATACATTGCTCTCGTTATAGTTATTATTCTTTACAAATCAAATTATAATCCAGTGTCCACAATCAGCACACCATAATATTGTCTTACCACAATAAAATTTTAGCCAGAACCTCCCTTTAAAACATAAAGGACATGTTGTATCTTCATTAATTGAATCATATATATTAGTTTCTTTCATTGTTTTATTAATCATCTCCTTTATAGAGAATAAATAATATAATAATAATTTGGTGGACAACCGATGGATCGAACATCGAACTTAGGTTTTTCAAACCCACGCTTTTCCTGTTAAGCTAATCGTCCATATTTAATACCTAGGAAATGCAGTTTTTAAAGTATTGTAAATGCACAATTTTTATCTAGGTTATATTGTGCAAAACCTATTCAGTAATTTAAAATAATAGATGGATTTAGTCTTTATAACATTATTACCATCTTATCTGATATGAAGGCAACAACTAAATTAATCGCAGTTGTCTTATTTGAATTCTTGCAGGAAAATAACCTTACGTAACTTCTCCTGCTATTTCAACATTGAGTCATAACTTTTCGTAATTCTTCAATGTATCCACATAATTTATTATATCTAACCAAAAAGCATTGCAAAATAAGACTATTTATTAATTAATTTCTTTTGATTCATACTATTATATTATCAATACCTCTAATGAGATATTACCACTTTTATATTTAAATCAGTTTTAGAATTTCTTCTAAATTTTTATTATTTGAGTGTGATTAGCGAAAGCGATTATTGTGCTAATGAATAATGTATTAATGTAATATCGAATTTGTGAATAGTGAATTTATGTTTTGCGAAAATGATTAGCGATTTCTTGTTTTTACTATTAAGTAAAACCTGTTTATTATTCATGTTTCAAATGTATAAGTTATGTAAAGTAAATCTACACAATCTTGCATTATTTGAGCTTTAATTTTGAAATAAGATTTAACATCTAATTTCAGATGTATACGAAATAGTCTATATCTTGCTTTGCTTTTGGTTAGTTGTTTTTAATAAGAGAATTGTGGTTAGGCAATTCTCTTATTAATTGTCATTGTTAAATTGATAAATACTCTTCCACAATTTCAGATGTTGACGACAAAATATCATAAACAGGAACAAACTCCACAATATCTTGCATCATGGCCTTTTCTATCTGAATCGACAATGTGTTAGCAGTATTCATTGTTTGTTTATACAAAGTATTAATCTCATTTCTATCAAAATCTAAAGATACTTTCTTTTCTATTGGGAATTTGTATTGTACCTGATTTAGTTCTGCATTAAAGATGAAGTCCGAACCAGTTGACTTTGCTTCAGATGGTTTTAAATCAAGTAAATATTTAAGACTATTAGACAATTCTCTGCTCTTTTTCGCAAACAATATACCTGTATCTAATGTTAAATGCTCTCCATTTTCCTTCCAATCAAGTAATAAATTTTTCTTCGCATTTTCTATAGCTAGAGATAGGGTTAGTTTTTGACTAATAAGTTGAAAAATTAAATGAGAAATATCAGTTACAGAACAATTATATTGACGCTCTGTAGTTTGATCAATTGTTTCATCTTGATTTTCTGTTACTTTTGACTTTAAGTGTATTTCCTCTACTTTTAATGAATTTGATTTGTTGGAAATATAAGACAGGAGGGAAGATGTGTGTTGGTCTAATACATTTAGAATCCTAAAGGACTCTTTTAGTGAAGTTGTCGAATTAATGTTTTGTGAATTAGACATATTTATTATTTCCTTCTTTCAATTTGTATTTTCTTCTTTGTTATTCCTTTTCATAGGGAGTAAGTTTGTATGTCTTAGAATCGTTACTAGCACTACAGTCATGTGGGGCTAGTAATTCTTTTATTTGTTTGAGTTCATTTAGAATTTCGCTTAGTATTACATCCATTTTTATCTCACCTCTAATATTTTAAATATGAAGGTGAGTCCACCCCTATAAACTCACCTTATTTGTAATTTGGCATACTCATATTTCATCAGTCTCATTGCAGTATGCCATTTGTCTCTATCACTAAAGTTTAAATAAACTGTGATTAACGCATAGAGAACAAACAATGAGTGATGAGGGGGAATCTAATCGGCAATAAAGCCATTTTGGACTTACTCTTCTCAAAATAAAATTAAATTGAGACTGCCAAAGATTACTATTTATTAATCACAATACTATAATCGTTATCAAGATACTTAACTCCAATCCTAAAGTTAATGATGTCACACCATTTCTTCAAGCTACGATATTAAGCAGTAGACACAATGCCATATTATATTATATTATGATTAATATAATTGGAAACTGAATCTCTTATGAGAATATAATAGAGTTGTGAGAGAATGGAGAATAATTATGATGATAACTTTATCCATTCTCTCTAAGGGTTTGTAGGTGTTTTACTTGTTAGACGGTAGACAATAAAGAGATTACTTTATATCTTACTCTGTAATATTTATTCGTTGATAATGAAATAAAACTTTTTTAATTAAAATAGTTATCAATCTTCTTCAGTTTCACCATCTAAAGACAAATACTGATCACAACCATTAATTGTAATATCTAAAATTCCTGGTTTACGTTCCGTCCCCTCTAATTTATATAGTTTTTGGGACCATTCACAGACGCTCGCTTTTACACAGGATTCACAATATTGATTATTTAAATTTGCCATATATTAATAAATTCCACCTTTTAATTTTATTTTACATTATGAATATATCATTTGTATTAAAGAATTTGCCTTACGCTCAATATTGTAATGTATCGCTTTGCCTTATATCTAACGATATCTATTAAATATAAGGACTTACTGTGCGACACAAGATTAAATGTTTAATAATTAATTACGCTTTTACAGCTTCTTTAAACAATTTTCCTGCACTGAAACTAACGCGATAAGAGTCCTCAGAAGTCCATTTTTGTCCTTTACGTTCTCCAAATTGAATAGTACCCTCTTTACCTTTGGTAGCTTGTTTCTCCCAGTTTCCGAAACCTACGAGCTGTACCTTAGAACCTTTTGCAACTTCTGCAATGACAGTGGATGTGAATGCTGTTAGAAATGCCTCTGTGTCCTTCTTGGATTGATTTGTTGCCTCAGAAATTGCGGAAATTAATTCATTTTTATTCATATTTTTTAATATATCCCCTTTTATTTTAAATTTTTATTTTTGTTATAATTTATTATGAGAAATTTATTTTAATTTTTAATATAAAACCTTGTGAGTTTTAGATTATGTCGTTAATATTGGTGCATTGTACTTTTTTATTAAATACAAAGACCTCTCTTCAATGATTTGACTTTTCTACCTAACCAAAATCCATTAATATAATGACTGCCCTCCTTGAATTAATTTAAAAAGGTGATAGAAAAAACACTCTATACCTTATGACTCCGTACAGTAATACAGACTGAGGGAGTTAATCATGCCAATCCATTTCACTAACCATTTTACTAATTTCACTTCTGAAATCTTCTATCATATTTACCTGTGCGGATATTGATTTATCCTTAAAGTTTTCACTAGCAACGGTTAATCCATTTCTGTGTTTGCAATATCTATTATCAATCTGCCTTGTAGACCCATCTAATAAAACAACAGTATCCTCTCCAATCCTAGAAAGTAATCTTTCCATCTCTGAAGGAGTAAAGTCTTGCGCTTCTGTAATAAATAGAATTGAATTACGTAAACTACGAGATTTTGCAAATTGAATTGGTAAAACTTCAATTTTGCTATTTCTATTCATAAATTCACTAATACTATCTTCAGATGTAGTGTCACATAAAACTCCAAGAATTCCTTCACTTTTTTCTAGTATACCTCCTGGGATTGCAGGATATGGTTTTCTATTATCAGGTGGTGAATCACTTTTCACAAAATACATTTTACTATATCTACCATTATTATTGCTTCCTAATTGTTGTAATGCCCAATGTAACATAATGTAAGATTTCCCAGCTCCGTAAATACTGTCAGTAATCATAATTTTTACATTTTCGTTCTGAAGCATATGTATAAAAGCTTTTTGATAAAGATCATAATGAACAACTGCATCCTTTGTGCTAAGATATTTGTTAGTTATTGGTTTTACCTTAACTTCCTCAAGATATTGTTCATTCCACATATACAAATATTGCTCATCTTTTGTTGTATTATTGATAATAATATATTCATTAGGAAAGCAATCTAATTGATTTATTTCACTATCTCTTACTCTTACATAATCTCTTTCAGTTAAAAATACTTCTCTAATTCCATTGTATCTTTCTAAATTATTTTCACTTTTATTACCAAATTTTTCACAAATAATATCAATAGATTCACAAGTAAATTTAAATAGAATATCATTACTTAATGCAATTATTTCATTATCTTTTGCACATAATTCCCTAATATTTGATATAATTCTATTATCGACTATATCTTTATCAAAGCATTCAGGCATGTCATATTCATTTTCACTAACAAAATAAATTACTTTATCCCTATTTGCTTCAATATCTCTACATGCTCTTCTAGAAAGATATTTCTTTTCTTCATTTTGACTATGTTTATTTCTCTCTAATTCCCGAAGCACATATCCCACAATATATATTTTATCAAATTGTTCAAATATTTCTTTTGAATATTGCATCAGGCAATTGGTGTCACTAGAACACTTTTTCTGCAATATTATTTGATACCACCTGTCCTTATTATTTTATAATTAGTGTCATAAGACACATTCACTGTTACTACTATTGTCACTAAACAAATACTTTTGGTTATCTTTAACTTTATCCATATCTACTAATTCTTTAGATTTTAAATTTGCTAGTTTATAAAGCAATGTTGGTGGGGCATATCTTTGTTTTCCTCTGCCACTTCCGAATTTTCCTGTGACAACTAATTTTTTATCACCTGAATATTCTTTATATCCACCATTCTTTATTTGAGTTAAAACTCCCTTTTCTATGAGATAGTACATTTCATCGCGACTTATTCTTTCCAAGTGTTATAAGGACTCCTTTGGAGTTATTTATTTTTATTTCTGCAATAATTTACAAAGTGATCGACCACACCTTATAAATTATAAATATAATAGATAAATTATTGCTCAAACCATTACTGTGTTTGCGTTTCTATTATATTCATATATACGGATTCGCATTGGATACTTAAAACGCTTGCCTCACTTGCATTTGCAGGGTTTTCTCCTTCGTCCACAGAACGTTTTTTTCGCATATGTTCACGATTTCTATCTTTATGATTTTCTTTCTCAATATCTTTTGCACATATTTTACAATATCGCTGAAAATTATTTGTCGGCAAGAAAGGAGTACAACATACTATACAATCTTCAACATTTTCACCTTTATAACTTAAATACTCTAAAACAAAATTCTCGTATTTACAAATTCTTAATTCAGGATCTTCTGATTCGTCTACAAAATTAATTTTTAAAGTTGTAAACACAGTTAAATCAAATAATTCTGTTACTGACAATTTCCTTATATAGTCTTCTCTCTGTTCTTTATCACTTCTAACTTTTGAGTTTATAAACATCTCTTGTAAGTTATTACAATGATATTCATTCTTCTTATTATTTTTCTTTTTTGGCCTATATTTATCTATCTTGCTTAATACTAAAGCAGTAAAAGCAATAGTTTCTAATTTTATATCATTAAGCGATTCTATCTTATCAAGTTCACTTTTAGTTATAGGGATAGGAGGTATCTTCATCAAAGTATTCTTCTTTTGAACTCCATACTTTGATGCCTTAGTTATCATTTCTAGATGTAATACTTCATTATACTTTGGTAAATATTTTATACAAAAATCTTTCAATTTTGCTTTAATAGCATCTGTTTTTAATCCATCTTTCTTATTATAATATTTTGCCAATATTTTTAACTCCATCGTATATCTATCACCTATAAAACCTTTTACAAGCATTTTTTTAGCATATTCTAACTCATTAAATATCATATACAACCTCCTGTAATTTAAACTTATCTCCTAAATATTCGATTGTACCATTATCGTCTAATACAGGTATAAAAACCTTATCTTGTTTATTCTTTTCTATATTTACTAAAACATCTTTTCCAAATACATCCCACAAGAAATCTTTCTTGTCTTTTGGATATAATTCATAGGTAATTTCTGTAGCATAGTTTATTAATTCTGAGGTATTTGAACATATTTTATACGCTTCTCTATATATTTGTTTGTAAAATGTTTGTAAATCATCATAAGATTCTTCATCATATTTATCTTTTGTATATGATCTTTGTTTAGTTTTCTCATGAATTCTCTTTTTTCCACAAAAATCTTTATACAATTTCAAAACTTTTGAAAATATCACATCATTTTTCTCTATATCTTTATCTTTTAATACTTCTACAATGTCTGCGTTATTACCTACATTAACCTCTGTTTTTATATCTTTACAAGCAGACTCCATGTGCCAACACAATTTATTCATCACACTTGGAGATATACTAAGAGGTAAATTATGATAATGAAACTTCATGTAATCATTTTCTTCCTTAGTTTTTCTTCTCTTTTCTTTTAATTGATCTAATGATAATTTAAAAATTACTTTACAATACAAATTAGCCTTATCTATATATTCTAAATACTTCTTCCTATATTTTGAATATATCCAACCTTGAAAATATGGTTTCTTATGAATTACTAATTTATTTAGGAATTTCTTTTCTTTAATTGATTCTGGTGTATCTTTCTCTTTGCCTTCAATTATATTGCCATCTTCATCTAATTCATCTTTATATCTTATTGTTTGATAAGTAATCCAATCTTTAGGGAAGTCTTGCACTTGCACCCCTTTAGACTTATCTATTGCATTTCCTTGAAGCATACGAGTTATTTTTAATCTTTCTAATATTGTATCATGAGATTTACCTCCTTTGTGAAAGTTCTCTAACATAGTATACATATCTGTAGAATAATTAGTAATAGTACCTATATCATTGCTAAAACTCAATAAATCTGCTTGAAACATTGCATCTTCTGTAAGTTTGTCAATTGGAGCAGTTTTCTTTTCATATGTAATAGGCAAAGTGTCTTTATGAGCGCATCTTAGAAATACTGAACTATTGGAAGTAAATACCAAATCTAGGTCGAAATCTGAATCTGCGTGACGAATTGTGTCTAATCCTAGTGTTGGATAAATAATTCCAGTTGTTTGATATCTATACCAATGATTAACCGCATTATGATTTTGAAGATTTAATATATTATGTTCTGAGTAATGGGTAAGAGGACTTCTACACGCATCAACACTTGTTACATTTTTACTATTCCAATATGCTGAATAATGTTCTCCTTCATTAAGTAATCCAGTACAATCTTCTGGTTTTTCACCAAATATGTTTTGACATAAACTAAATGGATCTGCCAACATAGTTTGGTATCCTCCTTGAACAAGAACTTTTCCAGCATATGAGTGTTGAATCTTTTTTCTTATACTACTCATTATTTTAGTTTGTATATATATGTCTTTAGATAAGGTATTGTTTAATAAAATAGCTTTCACAATGGTATTGTGAATATCATCTATATTTGCTATTTTTTCAACACCTTTACCTAATAAATACAAAGCTGTTTTTATAGAATCTCCACCTAAAATATCATTAAACCAATCTACATTGAATTTACAAAGTTCTGTAATATCATCATCTTTCATATCTAATGTCTGTAAATATTGGTAGTTTGTCAAACAATAATTATTGTTGCGTTGGGGAGCAACATGACATACTCCCCAAGACAAATTATTATCTTCACAGTTTTTAGTAAATTCCTCAAGTGACTTATAATTCTTCCATAATTTTAGTTGACTAGTCGTGAGAAAAATATCATAATCATTAGAATTTCTTTCAGTCCCCCATGCATCTACAAATTTACATGTGCCTGATATTTCATTAGTGTACTCATCCACGGGGTAGGAAATTAACATCCCTTTAATAAACGAATTTCTAATCCCGAAAAATCCTGGAATGTAATCTTTAATTTCTAGATCCTCTGCCCAAATCTTTGCACCTCTAATAGTTAAAATACCTTCTCCGTCATGAGGTTTTAAATCTATAGAATGATTATCTAACTCTTCTACCCATGTTTTTTCTTCATCCTGAAATACAAAATCCACTTTTCTCTTAATATTTACTTCTAAATCTTTTACAACACAGAAATTTAAGTTTCTTACTTTGTATGTGCTACTGCTGTAGAGGGCAAAATAGGCATTAAATTTATTTGCACTGAAGTCTTTTTCATTGTCATACCCATTTTCTAATATAGGTTTAATTCTATTGATAGTTTCTTCTTCTACAAAAATAACCTTGCTATTTCGGGAATGACCACTACCACACATGAATCTCCTAAAAACCTTCCCATTCACAGTTATAGTATCAGCATACATATTCTTATATTGACTATTTGAGTTTATATTTGTTACAATTACTTCTGGAATAAATAATATATCATCAATTTGTTTTTGGATATTCCCCAATGCTTTAATATTTGCATCTGATGATTTTTGAAACTTAATGTTTTTCTTTATTTTGTTTAATTCCTGAAGTTTTTTAGTATCTACCTCCTTGTGGTTCTTGATTTGCCTAATCAGTTCACTGTTACCAAGAGATATTAACTCTTTATTCTTCCTTGCTTGTTCTATGGTTAAATCTACGTTGTATTTGTATTCTTTCAACCTAGAAGATTTAATACGGAATACATAAAACTGCTGTTGCTTAATCAAATTAATACCTCCTCCTTAAATTATGTTAAATGCTTTAACTCCAATTTTACTAAGACTTTCTACAAACCCTTTTATCAACCAAGGTTTTTTGTTGCCATTTTCTATTGTAAAATCTGAATTTAACTGTATTTTTAAAATATCATCATTATTCTTTTCTGATAGACAAACAATAGGATAAAGAACTTTAAATATTTTCTTATTTATTTCTTCGTCTGTAATTTCAGGAATATCATATATTTTATTACAATACAAATCAGAATTATGTATTGGAAAACTATATTTTAATTCAGATACATTTTTTAAAATTTCTTTAATTTGTTTTTCTGCATTCAAAAAATCATATCTAAGTAAACTTTTTGTATTTTTCCCAATATATTTAAATGATAAATTTAATTCCTTATTAAATAATTTTGTAAATTTATATTCTGGTTTTTGTAAATTATTATCTATTTCATAATCATTATTTATTTCAGTTATATAAATTTTATTATCTAAATATCTTTCTATTTTAATAAGTTTACAATTTGATTTTTTTAAGGATAAATCAAAGTCATTATTATAGTAATATTTTTTAATCCCCTCTGGGTCATGTAAATATGAATCACTATATATAATAAATTCCAAATCTCTATAATCTTTAAAATATAGTAAATTATCGTATTTATTATCCAATATATAATCTAAACAATAATTAACTATTTTTTCTTTATGATTTTCAAAAATATTAGAAATATTTAATAGTTGCTTTGAAAAATTTTGTCTATTTTCTTTAATTTCTAATAAAGCCTTTTGTTCATATATTTTATTTTTTATTTCCATTTCTATTTTTTCTTTAAGTTTCTTCTCTTCTTTCTCAATCAAATTTTGATTATATAGGTCTATCCCATCACACATAATATTAGATATAAACTCTACACTTTTGTTATAATTTTTATCATCTATAATGTCTAATTTAATTTCCTTCTTTTTATTATTACACTCACATCTAATATGATCTAAACTAACATATATGGATGAATAAGTTGTATACCAATCTTTTAAAGTTATCTTATATAGAAAATTATCATTAATGTTGTTACTTTGTGTTATAGATAAATAGAGATCATCATATTGTTTATCTATATAATAAATTACATCATTATTTAATTTATCTAAATAATTACTTTTAATTTTCAAATAAATATCCTTAATTTTATTATGATATGGTATTAACTCAATAATATTATCTACATTTTCAACTGAAGATTCATAATATTGCTCTTTTGTATATTTAATTACTTCAAAATCTAGGCATAAATTTTTATAATAATTATTATTCAATTGAATAGTATTGTAAATAATATTTTTATTTTTTCTACCAACTTTAATTTTACTAATTAAAAAATATTCCTTATAAATACCATCTTCCAATCTGCCTATATAATTATTTGCCAACTTCTCAAACAATTCAACCTTATAATTTATATAATCCTCATATATCGACACACATCTTTTCTTAGATAGTATTATAAAAATTAAATCCTTTTCGTCTTGTTCAGAATAATCAATATAATCTACCAACTGCTCAATATTAGTTTCTCCTCTTTTATAATTTATCGTTTCCATCCAAAACCAATCAAGCTTTCTAATTCTTTCTCTTATTTCATTATCAATAATATTGTTTTTACATATTCTTTCTTTTAATTGTCCGATAGTATCATAATACAAATCATTCTTCTTTGTATTAAAACATTTTCCTTCATAAAATAAAGCTCTGAATTCGTATGTACTTTTGTTGAAACTTGCTTCCATAAGCATCTTAATATCAACTTCTACAACTGGATTGCCTAACTCTAACCACTTATCCATATAATCTTCTATTTTCTTTTTGTTAGTATAATTCATCTCAAAATAAATTGTCTTATCACATTCAGTAATGATAGTTATATCTGGTCTATAAATACCAAACTCAGTTCTATAAAATTGTTCAATCAACACTTCTTTGCATTTGTATTCATTTTCAACATCTGTCTTAATAATAAAATTATCTCCGTTGAGCAATATCTTATTTTTAAACCACCAATGTACTGCACTTTCGCTGTTACATTTACTAGCATCAAAATGAGAGAAGTGAGAAGATACTTGTGCTACTTTACCATCTTTTGTTTTACCTTCTAAAGCAACAGGTTTAACATCAGATCCACAAACAGGACAAGTGTATTTCTTATTCCTATCTTCTTCAACCATATCAAATATAATTGCAATATCACCATTCTCATCATTTGCCCAAAATAATTGTACATCGCTGTTAATCAATTACTTATTCCTCCATCTTTCATATTAAACTCTTCTAACCCTTCTGCCCACTCCAACACATTAATAGCATTATTAAAAATATCTTTACTCAATTCATTAAAACTTTTATTTTTGTTACCATAAAAATCACACCGAATAGTATTTCTTTTACTTTTACTCTGCTGTCCATTTGTATTCAAATATGCCCAAGGATTTAAATCTTGATCATACATATAACTTTTTGGTAAACTTGGAAACACATAATCTTCTGCAAAAAATATGTAACTACTTGAATATTCATCTGCGTAATGCCCGCTACAGCAATATCTAGTCCTATATCCCTTCCTATTTAACTCAGCAATTACTGGTACAAATAATTCATCAACTTCTACTACATCTCCATAGCACTCTTTAACTTTGCACATATTATTCTTTATTGTTTTCTGATTATAAACTTTGTAACAATTCAAACATAAAAGCATTTTATTCCTCCTTTTTCTATTTCCAACCAACGCATCAAAACAGTATTTAGTCACGTTGGTTGGTTTTCTAAAACACGTTAAAACTCACCTTTTAAACTATTATATTATTTTTATAGTAAAACTTATCAAAATCTTCATTTGACAATGGGCTGATTTCTTTGAGATAATTATAATATTCTTCTTCAGTTAATGTAGTAGTCCACTCTCTATGCCAACCTTCTTCACAACTTGAATTTTCTTTACAAGAAATTAAATTACCATTAGATATACCATATTCTTTTGGACACGAACCAGAAATAATCATATCAAGATTTCTATTATAATTTTCTATCTCTAATGCTTTTTCTATAAGTTTAATTTATTTCCATCTCCTTACATTTTACAGTGTTTAATTTATGATATTTAGCACAATCTTCGCAACAATAATTGCCTGAATCTAAATCTGTCCATATATCTTCCAATCTAATTAATCCTTCTCCGCAAATTCCACAATTTTCTGAAATATATTGATCTAAATCATTACTATCCTCCTTCTCTTTACATCGCTCTTGCTGTATCATGATAAATATCCTCCGTAGTACCACTATTATTAATAAATTCACCAATAGAATTTGTATAATCCTCTATCAGTATCTCTAAATTAGCATTATTCTCTGCCCATTCATATAATTTTTGTTCTAATGGATAATTACCTACATAATATGACTCTACATATTTTGTTTCTTCTTTAATATATAATCCTTCAAAACAATGAAATGATTCAATAACTTGATTATTATTATCATTATTGTTAATGTTACCATTGCTATACACCTTACCAACTACTCTAATTAGTTTCTTGATTGCATTTTTTGAATTATGTATTGTATCTAGAATGTCTGTTATGGATGTTTGTTTAAATGATTCAGTATTTTGGATAATATAATTCATTCTGGATTGATCATTCTCATCTAAATACATTTTTCCATTGAGTAATATTTGTTGCATTTTAATTACCTCTTTCTTTTGTTTATTTTACTTTTATACCTGACCGTTTATAGAAAAAATTTCGGAATCAAACCCTTGCTACAAGCGACTTGTAGAGTTTGTAAATATGCTCTAAGCTACTTATACTTATTATTAGGGTAATTGTATAGGTCGGATAATTAAACGCCTTATAGGGTCTATAATTTCACATTTTCTATATTACGCTTTATACAAATAATATTTATTTATATATTATATTCCTTCTTTGAGTTCTAATTTTTCCTTATCTCTTTCTGCTTTTCTCCTTATTCGCTCATTGTGTTCTTTTAGTTGATCCTTACTACCCATTTTCATGAATTTCATGATATTATGTACTTTATGTATATCTTCCTCTGCGAAACCTAATATTGCCTCTTCGCACACATCTGGACTTATTATATTCCATACTTTTATTCCTTCTGCTTCAAATTTTGGAAGTAGATTATTTACTGATGATGAACCAGATGGAAGAAGGATTGCTAAAGTTTTGTCTGAGTACCGATATATTTGATTATTTTTAGATTTAAGATAATTATCATCCTTATTTTTTGACTTTTTACCATCTGTATTGGTTTCATGGAAAATATAGTATTGTCCTATGTATTTAAGAATTTCTTTTTCACCACTCTTTATCTTTAATATTATTTTAATATTTATAAAATTCAATATGTATTGTAACTACACATTAACTTCTTATTATCACATTCTTCACAAACTAAATGAACCCAATGTTCTGTGTAACTATCATCATACCACATATTAAATTTTTCAGTATGTTCAATTGAAGTATAATTGCTGTGACAATTTTTACACTCAATATGAAAACCTATATTCATTATTTCAACCTCCTCTCTGTTTATATATTATATCACACTTCCCACAACAATGCAAATAATATTATTTATTACTTCAACATTCTTTTACTCCATCTTTGTTTTAACATATTTTGCCCTATACTTTTTATTAACAAAGTCAATAAACTCCTTTTTCATATTAAACATTTGTAAACCTAAATCAAATACTTTCTCCCATACTTTTAATAAAGCGATTATTAGGACTCCACTGGTGGTTATTAGGGATAGTCCTATTGTTACTTTTACTAGATTATCTATGATTATGTATTCCATTTATTATTTACCTCCTTCACATTGTAGAATTATACAAACCTTTCATCTCATCTTTCAAAGACTCATAACCATATTTATAATCTAATCTAGGGAATATAGTTACAGAGCGTTTCCATTTCATATGTTCTACAGTCATAATAATTTCATGTCCTATACTATATCCTTCTTTATCTAATTTTTATCATATTGACTAACTATAAATTTAGGAGGAGAATCTATGTCGTGACCATATACCTGTTTGCATATTTTATCTACTGCGAATTGGATAGAGTCGATGATATTTATATGTTCTAGTTTCATTGTTGTTTACCTCCTTATACATCAAATTCAACTTCGTATTCATGATTACACTGTGGGCATTGTACTTCATAATTTTCTTCTCCACCATGTAAATAGCGTGGCTTAAAATTGCATTTGGGACAGTTAAATTCATCTGGTAAGGGTTGATTTTTAATAATTAACTTATTTACAAATGGTGATAACCAATCATTGTCCATTTATTATTTCACCTCTTTTGTATAATAGGGTATAGGTAAGGGATATTGTGACTGAGGCTTGTATTTGTACCGCCCCTTACCTATGTAGTATAACATACTATATATGCTGTGTCAATAAGATATTATATATTGATTTACAACATCAATAAGATTTCATTAATGCCCAGAAAGAACCATCTGTATTGAAATATTTTTTAACTTCATTAACATTTACATTATCTGATTTTTCTTCCTCGTTTTCATAAATGATAATTACTTGACTATTAATAAATATAGGAAATGAAGCACCTGCATAAACAGTAATTTCCATACAAGTAATATCATTTTGTTCATTCTTCCAAACAGCAGTATATCCTTGACCAAATGTATAATAATCTATATCATCAAATCCATTTACACCAAAGTATTCATAGATACTTTTAAAAGTATGTTCTGATGATAATTCAATTATTTCCTCTTTCTGACCTTTGCCTTTTAATAATATTGCTTTAACTTTATCTGATTTCAAATCTTCAATATTTATTCCATAGACAACATCAGCAACTATTAAATTAACATCTTTGATAAAGGATTTTATTAACTCTTGAAACTTTTCATGTTCCGCTGGCAAATTGTAATCATAAAGTAGTTGCTCCAAGTTAAACTCCATAGGCATTAAATCATTAACATTATTCATTATATATTCCTTCTTTCTTATGTGTTTTAATTATTTAATAATTTAAAAAGTCACTTGTGCCTAAATATTTATTATTATAATATTTTGGTGAAGAGATAAACAACTCTTTCTCTGATCTTGTCAATGCAACATATAATAAGCGTTTTTCTTCATTAATATTATTGGATTTGGCATGTGGTAACAATCCATTACTAACTCCTACTACAAAAACGACTGGAAATTCTAATCCTTTGGATTTATGTATGGTCATCATTAATACCTTATCATTACTTTCTTCTTTAGAATTAATAATACTATCAATATCATTTAGAAAATCAATTATCTTATTGTATTTATTAGCACTATTTACAAAAGCATCAAGATTTTCTATCTTTTCATTTTGATCATTATTGTCACTGTTGTCTTTAGATATATATTTATCATATTTTAACTTATCTCTAATAACTTGAATGCAACCACCAACAGTATAATGGTTTTGCAAATCTTGAACTGCACATATTATGTCACGTAATTGATTAATACCCTTCTTAAAATGCCAATCTGTACTTTGTGGAAATTTTTGCATACTATTGAATAAAGATGTTTTATGTTTTTTAGCATACTTTTCAACTTCTCTAATAAATTTTTCACCCAAATACCTATTAGGAACATTAAATATTTTTAGAAATGCTTCATCATTAGATGTGTCACTAATTAATCTTAGATAATTAATCATATCTCTAATTTCTTTTAATTCATAAAACTTATTCCCATCAACAATATCATAAGGAATTTTACTATTGTATAATGATCTTTCAATAGATTGCATTTGAAAATTTGTTCTGGTTAATATTGCAATATCTCCATATTTATATTGTTTATCTGAAATCAATTGATTTATTTGTTTACAGACCTCCATAGATTCTTCAAATTCATTTGAATATTCAGTTATAATTGGATTTTTATATTCTTCATTATATGCTTTAGACTCTATATAATATTTATGCGTTGTTTCAATTGTATTTTTAACCAGACTATTTGAAAATTTAACTATATTATCTGAACTTCGATAATTAGTATTTAAATTGATTATTGTAGCATTCGACCAATCCCTATAAAAATTGACTATATAATTATTATTAGATCCACGCCATTCGAAAATATTTTGCAAAGCATCTCCTACTACAAAAAGATTATCATGAATGTTTAGTAATTTAAGCATTTCATATTGAACCTTATTAGTGTCCTGAAATTCATCCCCTAAGATAAATTCATATGGTACATTATATTTACCTTCTTTAAGAACATCATAAGAATTTATTAACATATCTTCAAAATCTATTTTTGTTTTTTGCTTCTCATATAGTGTATATATTTTTCTCATAGTTTTTTCATCATAGGGACTAATCGTATTTTCTATATATGTATCAGTTGGCCTTATAAGATTATTCTTTTGATATGCTATAAAGCTAATAATATCTCTTGTAGGAACATCTAATTCATCAGATTCTAGTTTTAGCATTTTTATACATATGTCATTAATTAGTTTTAATTTCTCCCAATCTTTAAAGAGTTCATTATAATATCCTTTTTCTTTTAAAATACTAAAACCTAAAGCATGAAAAGTATAGATATTAACTCTATTATTTGGAATGAGTTTATTTAATCTTTCAATCATATTATTGGCAGCCTTTTTACTAAAAGTAATAGCAAGAATTTTACTCGGATTAACTTTATGGTTTTTAATAAGATTTACTATTCTATTGACTAGAACTGTGGTCTTTCCGCTTCCGGCAGAAGCTAATGTACAACAATTTCCTTTATAATGATTAATTGCTTTTAACTGATTTTTATTAAATTCCAAATATATCATTCCTTCTCTAATAAATTATTTATGTATTATTTTGATATTAAAATCATCTTTACGTCTTTGTTCTTTTTCCTCTGAGTTGTCTGTGGATACCTCTTTGTAAACAGATTCTTGTGTAATGTCTAAAGTTAATTCTGATAATATTTTAAAGTCAGTTATATAATTTTCATCTAAACGATATTGTTTCACCACCTCATTAAATTGTCTTTTCTCTGCATTTGTTAATACAATGTTTTCAATAAAGAATTTATTAAAGTTTTTAACCAATTCATCTTGAGTAGTAAAAATAAATTCTTTTAATAACTTTTTGCATCTTTGTGTATTAGTATAATAAACTTCATAACTATCATACGAATAAAGAATATCTTTTTGGATTAGTATATTTTGAAGTTCTTTTCTATAATTTCCAGCTTTTCTTCCATAAAAACATTCAGACTTATTTTTATACCAAACAAAGAACGTATTAGTTCTGAAGAATCAATAATAAACTTAATTTCTTCATCTGTAGCCCTAACATCTATGTATGAGCATTTAATATTTATATCTTTATTATTAGAATCTAATCTTTCTACAACTCTTTTTCTAAGCATTGGAACCTTATACCAAACTAATACATCAGCTTTGCGAAGATATTCCAGACAGTTTTCTATGTAATATCTAATATTCTCATCAACTTTTTCAAAGAATTCATTTACTATGGGTATATCAATATCTAAATATTCACTGGTATTAAATTGATTATACTTCATTGGTTTATAATTTTGATTTATCATATCTATATGCAATGCCCAATCTAAGAGAGGAAATATTACTTTATTATTTTCATCATGACCATTTAAAATCTTAAGTAATATTAGAGGAGTCATATGTTGATATATTCCTGATTGAAGTTTCTTAAGTGTTGCAGGTTTAGGTGTAGTATATACTTTTGATATTTGAAATTTACCATTGCTAAGATCGGTTATTTTGCAGTAACGAGAAGCTTTTTCTAATATAGATTTTTTACTAGAAGGAGAAAGCATATGTTTTGTAGAATAATATTCTTTATTCTTTTGTGTGCCAAATATTTCAACTAATTGACATGTTTCAATAATACCAATTTTGATTTTAGGTTTTTCAGTTTGATTACTCATTAAATAAATCTCCTTAATTTTTTATCTAAAATCCTTTTGTAGTAAGCATTACATGTTATTTTATATATCTAAAAGTTTCCCTATATTAATATATATAATAGGGAAACTTTTAGATATATAAAAACTTAAAAAGTGTTGCTATATAAGGGTTTCAGGGTATCTACTGTTAAGAAAAATTATGTGGATATTCTATTTGGATTTAAATAAATTATTTTGTGATATATCATTAGGAACGAAGAGAACGTGCGGTAACTTTTGTGCCAAAAGATTACCTTTCTAAATATTTCGCTAACGCTCAATATTTAGGATTTGATTATTTAATTTAATATTTGTATTATGTAAAACCAATTATATTAATTTGTATCTGCAATAGAATCTCCTTTCTGAATTTATTTCATAGTTATTTCTTACTTGATAAGTATACCATAAGTAGAATATCATGTCAAACTATTTTATTTATATATTTTTAAAAGATTTATTTATTAGCAATTACAAATTAATTATTATCCATACAAATCAAATACTCAATATACTTTTCCATCTCACTCTTAACTGCTAATCTAACTTGATCAATTCCATGACCAGACTCTACATGATAAATTTCTAGGGATATGTTTTGTCTGAATGTATTAGGGATTGTTGAACTGATTTCTCTCCATTTAGTTTTACCTTTTGGAAATGAATATGTACAGAATATATTGTTTAGGATTTGGTTTAGGGATTGAACTATGGGATAAATGTTTGGTATGGATTTGAGTTGTGATTTATAGTTAGAGAATTGGTTAAGATTGTTCATTATTATTCCTCTCCTCTGTTTAATTTTTATCTTTATATTCATTTATTTTTCTAGCTAATAATTCACTAATTGGAATTGTTGTGAGCATAATTATTGCAAAGATTATTATTAGCATATAACCTGTAGTGTGGTGTATTTCATTATTCATTTTGTTACTCCTTTCTAGATAATAATTTTGTACAGATTTGTACCTGTGAACAGTATATCATATAATAAATAATATTGCAAGAATTTTATTTTAGCGTTTATAAATTATTAGAAACTTTATAGTAATAAAAATTTACCAAAGGAATTATTTTTCAAATCCTTGAAAGCATAGTTAGAGTAGTGTTACAGAGATTTGTATGGATGAAGTGCATTATTAGTATAGCACTTTGTCCGTGTGATTTGGTGTAATGGTTGTTAGAGTAAGGATGTAAGGATTATTGGAATTGAGTGTTCTGGTAAATTTTTATTGAATGGACTTGATGTGGTTTTATTTTATTTTATATGATTATAATTTGATATGGATTGTTAAAAATATTTTCACCAATTTTTAGATGGTCATATATGAGAGATAATTGTATCGACTGAATATGTAAAATATACCCCCGTCTTAGGAAGGAATATAGTATAATAGATATAAGTGCTGTTGTATAAGGATTTTATGGAGGTTTTATTAGATGGATATTTTAATTTTTATGGATGCATTTATTGTGATTATTGTTTTTGTAATTTGTTCGATTGGATTGAAATGAATTTTGTAATTGAGGAATATTAGATGTGATTTTATAGATGATTTTTGTGGAATTATTTGTGTTATTTTATGTAATAGAATGTGCCAGAAATTGTTGTAAATTAGGGTTTGTATGATGTTAAGGATTTATTTATTATTATAGAAAAAATAGATAGATTTTATGAAATTATTATGATTTATTTTGTAAATTTATTTAACTTTTGATGAGTTTTGTGATTTTGAATATTGATTTATATGAGTGGAAATTGTTGTGTTGATTATGTTTTTGCGAAGAAAATACGAAGGGAGATTGGTGAGATTTAATGATTTTAATTTTTAGTTTTATTCCAATTCGATTTTCAACTTTTCGATGGAACAAGAAGTACTCTGCACATAATGTCGAACCATGTCGAAACATAATTTGTAATCTATGCCCCTATACCTAGATAATTGGCATGAATATTGCATAGTGAAGCATGGCATAGAAAATTGTCTATAGTCTATACTTATGACCAACTGAAACAAATCAATCCGGCCTAACACACAAACCCTGAAACCCTTGATACAAGCGGATTGTTACTATTTTCTGAATGTGACAAAAGAGGGATGTGTTACATTCGAGGATTATTGAGGGTTATAATGTGTCGGTCGGGATGTTTGGAGAGCTTAGAAGGGCAAATTTAGAGAGGAAATTGAAAGGGAATGATAATGGATAGAAGAGGATAGAATACAGATAATGTCCTGGCATTGATCCGGCTGCACTCGGTAATGAAATGTCGAATTGAATTGATCGGGAAAATGTGGGTGAATGATGATATTATTGGGCCTTGATGTTGATTACTTACTATGCGCATCAAATACGTATCAATATCGTTTTGCATAACATTGCAGAAATCCTTGAACACTTACTACTTTACTTATCTAAAGGATTCACAATTCAGACACAATTCAATATTACTATATGATAATAATCTAATATTGTAATAATCTAATATGAACATATAATCATAAGCATTTATAATATAGTTATAAATTAATCATATACTAATACTATTATATGAGAATATACTAAACTTATAATAATCTATTATAAACATATCATAATATAATAATAAACACTGTAAAGTAAAATTACTTGACACAAAACAACTACGACCTAATATCTAAACACCTACAGCATCCCACAACTAATCCCTTAAACCCTCTTACAATCAATCCTGGCGCATATCACACCAAAAACAAACCATAAAATAATAATTGACATACCTTTCCCAAAATGATATAATGATAAGTGGTGCAAATATAAAATAATTTATTAAAGAAAGAAGTTGAGCGAACTATTATAATAATTATAATTTTTGCTATTACTATCTATAGATCCGGCCATACATAGCGTGATTAATTCTATCCATTCATTTAATATAAAAATAAAATAATAAAGGAGTAATGATAAATATTGTATTGTAAATTTGGGAAATCATCAAAGGAAAACATTCCACAAAAGGTAAAAACATTATGGAGAAACATGCTTAATAGATGTTATAACCCTCTAAAGGATAAATACGAATACTATGGTGGCTCCGGTGTTACTGTATCTAATGATTGGTTGAATGAATACACGTTCTATAAAGATATACAGACACTAGAAAACTATAATAGATGGATTGAAGATAAAGATCATATTTATAGTTTAGATAAAGACTTATTAAATAAAGATATAAAAATATATTCAATTGATACATGTAAATTTATTACAAGAGACGAACAGAACCAATTGCATGAAGATGTACATAAAATAGAAGTGGTACATAAATATAGTAAAGAAAAAACCGTATATAATAGTATGAATAAAGCTAGTGAAGCACTAGGAATTTATAGAAGTATTATAGGAAGGATAATAAACAATGAGATGAAAAATAAAACTGATTATATATTTAAAATATTAAATGATTGCACTGAAAACGAAATGATGTAACTATACAAATTAAATTTCTTAAGGGTTTAATATAAACCCTTAAGAAATTTATTAAATAAAATAAGAAGGAGCAAAACAAAAATGAACATACCTAAACTTAGAGAATATATCTTAACATCTAACATAATCAAAAACTACAAAGAATTATGTGCTGTCCTAGATGAAAAAATGGCTGTAGGTGGATCTAAGAAATATCAACTAAAAGAATTTGAAAGATTTTTCAAATATCATAAATCTGGAAATAAATTTATTATAGACGAAATATATAATAACCCATTAGAAAAAATAGAGACAAGAGGAGGAGCTAACAATGTCACAGAATATACTAAAATTATAGAAAACTTGATACTAGATTTATTGTTTCAAGGAGGAAATACTAAACAAGGTTTTGGCATGGTGTTCTTATCTAAAAATCAATTATTAAAAGAATTCCATATGATAAATGACAATTACGTCTATTGTAAAAGAAGAATATTAAAATTATCTAAATTTATGAATATAGATAAAGAAACCGTAGAAGAGTGGTATGACTTAAATGATGACATGTTAGAAAGAAACTTGCAGCAAGCCCTTAAAAGTCTAGAAAATCAATCACTTGCAACATGGTCTAGAGAGATTACTATAGCTGAAGCTATCCCAATGGCTGAAATAATGCGCGATGGAACCGAGGTAATAAAAAGAAAATACATAGACCAATATGACGAAGAACAAATTGATTATAAATATTATGCAAATGATGAAATTAAACTAAATTATAGGGAAGGAACAAATAAAGAAAAAGCATTTATCCTAGAAACTGAAAAGGATATAATGAACGAATTAGGTTGTGACAGTAAACAAAAAGTTATTAAATTAGGGTTATGGGAAACATTTAAGAATAAAATAGATGATATTATACTTAAAAAGTTGAATATTGCTTTTTACTATAAGTCATATAAAATCTTATTCAATGAAAAACATATTAAAGTGGCTGTAAATGATATTTTTGGCGAATTTGAACTAAGTGAGGATGAAAAGATAGCAAGTAAAATAATATTGAATAGTGAGGTAATAGATAGAACTAACATAAATGCAGAAAATAGACATAATAGAGCTATCGAAGAAAAGTCTAAGATCATTGGAAAAATGAAAAATGATACTAAAGGACAAAGAACTCTTAGAAGATCAAAAGAAAATTATTTAAATGATAATATTCAATTAGGAAATAATTTAATAATTAAAGGTGCTGTAAACATTAAAGAAATAGTAAAACGAATTAAATTAGAAATGATAGAAGAAAAATCTATAGATGATATATTGCAACAATTATTAGATGAAATGGATTAATAAATAAAAGTTTAAAGTTTTGAAATGCCCTTAATATAATAAGTAATAAAGGGGACAACAAAACTTTAAACTTTTTCTTTTCTTTATTATTTTAAAATCCTCAATAAATACAGTGATTTAGGAACGTATGTCAGCATTTCGCTATTCGCTCAATGACTGAATATATACTTCTAATAATTTTTTCTTTTTTTCTTATCCCTTCTATATCCATAAATTATAAAATAAATGTTTACATCCTATTCACTATCCTATATAATTCTAATCAATATCAAATACATATCTAAAACCAAAAAATATAAAAAGAAAGAAGGCCAAACAAATGAAAAAATTAATTCCAATCCTCTCAATCCTAACCCTTTCCTTAACTCTCCTTACATCCTCAATCCTAACAACTTCAGCAAATCCATCAATCAAACCTGGATCCGACACATCATACACAATGATAGCACTAGCCACACAATCCACCTACAATCCATCAGATTCAACTTATCATACAATTATCCAAAATGAAAATGGCGATACCTTCACAGTCCTCACAACTGACAATGTTACAAACAAATGGTTTTCTTGCTCAGTCGATAGCAATTCAACTCTAAACATAATTCAAGATGATAAAATTATTGACCTTGGATTACTAGATGATGCTGAAAATAATTTATAATATCTTATTGTAAATGTTAAAATAATATTTTACCAAACCACTAAACCTATGATAATATAAATCATAGGTTTTTTATTGTAATCAATTCAAATTAGCAAAAAGAAAAGAGGGAATACATAATGTCAATATCCCCTGAGCGTATTGCCTATTGGGATCAAGTCCATTTAGACATCCAAAACGAAAAACAATTGATCAAAAACAAAATTCAGGAAATCGAGGAATACTGCAAAAATAATTTACCTGTCAGCCGTGGTCTAGTTTATACCAGACTAGAGGAGGAAATTAAAAGAAATCAATTTTTAATCTGGATTGAACAAGGAATACATATTACGCATAGGTATATAAAATTTTCTGAAGCAGGTATTGAACCAATTGAAGGATTAAATTATTTGGCAGAAGATATTAGAGAATCTTAATTGATTCTCTTTTGTTTTGCTTTTGTCTATGCTCTTTATTCTATCCCTATATAATCCCTCTCAGACCTTCCATGATTGCCTGTAAGCTCTTATAAATCCTTTTACACATAATTCTCCCAAATAAATTAAATCTCTTGTTTTATTCTATTGTGTGAAGTGTAAAATAATTTTATTAAACTAGTTGACATTACCTAAAATAAGCGTATAATACTAATTAGGAACTGAATATTAGCTGAACGCATGGAATCTCCTACAGACGGAAAAGACGCTGAGAAATCAGAACGGACTGACAGGCGAGGGAGAATGGGAAATAATCTAACGAATACCCATAAGGCGAAAACTAAGATAATTCAGCAGTATTCATTCCTAAAAATTAAAGGAGGTTCAAATTATGACCTTCGAACGCGAAATCTATTTTATTCTCAAAGAAGCTAATAAACCTATGACAACTACGGAAATTATCGATGCAATCACTGAAAAATATTGCGGAAGTCAAAATGGATCAAACTATAATAATTACATATCTAAAATGGAGTCTTGGGCAGAAGAATTGAAAGACCAAGGAACGAATATCAAACAAAAGGTCATTGATTCTCTGAAAATTATTGTTAGTCATCAATACGCAAAAACATGGACAACTAAAGAGGAATTAGGATATTATAAAGGTAAACGGAATACGGATAGCGCATGTAAATATAAGGAATACAATTTTAGATATTATCAAGTAATTAAGTAAAATTAAGGACTAGAAAACTAGTCCTATTTATTCTTTGTATTAATTTTAAGGAGGTGAATAGAAATGTATTCAATTGAAAAAGTAAAACGGAAAATATTAATCAATAATAAATTTAAAATGAAAACTCTATATAAATGCTTTGTCAAATTCGGCACTCATGGAACGACTATAATGTATTTATTTGATTATCCTCTAAAAGAAACAAAGAATAAAGGTTTTAAAGACGAAGACAATTACACCATATATTCATTATTTATCGAAGAAGTAAGAGAAGATAATTTTATAATTTTATATTTACAATAAAGGAGAAGAATTAAAATGTATACAATCACCTATTTTTGTCTAGATTGCAATAATAAATTTGGCGTATTAAAATATGCAACATGGTGTCCACATTGTTGCAGTAAAAATATAAAAAAGGAATCGGATTTAATCAAAAAGGATTCTAAAAAATTAAAAAGTTAAAGGAGAGTTGAAAAATGATTAAATTAAATAATGGTAAAATGCAATTGTGTCAAAATTGTGGTTATTACTACAATGAAAACGACATAAAAGAATTAATAATTAAAACAGATAATACAATTGATACAGAAAAAGAGTTATTAATTACTATTAAAATTAATTTATGTATCAATTGTAGAAATAAACTCAAAGAAATTTTATAGAAGGTTTTAACCTTCTTTTTCTTTTACTTCAAATGCCCATTTTATCGGGATGTAATTTATTATTTATTACTTTACACTTTATTATTTATATGCTATAATTCATTATGATCAAATTTTAGGAGGAATACATAATGGAATTAAAAACAGATAGCTCAAACCGTGTACAGGTAATAAGCAATAAACCGTATGGGAAACACGGTTGCACAGAACATATGGTAAAAGTGAACGGAAAGAAAAACCCTTATATCATTTTTAATTATTCTAAATTATATCTTTCAGAACTAGAACAAATAGAAGACTACCAATGGAATTTAGGAATGGGTAAAATAGGCATAGCAAGTCAATTTAAAGTAGTGCAAGAAGGCTAATAACCTTCTTTTTCTTTTGTCCCGTGAAACCTATAGCTTATTCTGGATAATATCGGAGCCACAATATCTATAAAAATAAATATTCTGACCATCTTCTATTTTGCTTAATTCTATGATATTATTAATCAAATCAAATTTTAGGGAATTGAAAGGGGAATACATATTATGAAAAAATCAATAGTTGGTGCAATTGTTAAGCACAACAACAAACTAGGAAAAATAATCAAAGGTGACGAAAAATTATTATTTATCCCTGCTGGCGTATATGTTCGCTCCTATGATGATTTTGAAGTCGTAACTGAAGACGATGTTAATGTCAATATGTTTGAGGCAAATCATGAGGAAAGAATTGAGTATATGAAACAGGATTTTACGTGGGGAGAGGTTATCAAGGTTCACACCATAGGCGAATACTTAATTTTTGAATATATTAATGATTATGACCTTAAAAATGAAGGGAAAAAGGTTATCGCCTTTCATGCTTATATTAATTATCAAAACATTTCCAGATCATATGATTCCTTAGACTCTTGTATAATTGGCACAATTGCATATAAATTTGATGGCGCGAACTCTCAAGCAGCAGGATATTTTGAAAAAATGATCGGGATGAAAGGAGTTAAATAAAATGACCGAAAAAGAACAACTTGCAATGGGAAAATATTTCGTGGACTATGATGAGGAATCAGGATCTTACTGCATCTTTCATACTGATTATAAAATAGGATTCGCCTTTGCTTCATACGCCAGTGAGCAGGAAGCAGAAAAGAACGCAAAAGAAAGGAATGAGCAAAAATGAGAAAATTAACCTTTGAGACTCTAGTGTCTAAAGTAACACCTAATGACATTTTACAAGTGAAAACATACACTGAGCAAGGTAAAAAATTCAAATCGGCAATTGTGCAACTAGGAGATAAATATTATACAGATTATGGAGTTTTTGAAAATCTTAAAAAGTCACTTGAGAAAAGAAACATAAAATATATTGTGCAGAATAACTAAGAACTAAGCAATTAGTTCTTTTTCTTTGCCCTAAAATCCTCCTACACGCTCACAATTGCACTGTAAGCAGTCAGAACTCTATACTTTATATAATTGCACCACTAGCAAAACATAACCCTTTAAACCTCTTTAGATGTAAAAATAAATTTATCAGACATGACTATTTTTATTGATTCTGTGCTATAATATAAATATCAGATACATATTAAAGGAGGTCAATCAAATGAAAGTTTACAAATGCTTTACTTCAGATTTCGCCGAACTCGAAAAGAAAATTAAGCGGATCACCAAAAAACTTGATAAAAATAATCTTAAATGGTCTTTCGAGAAATTAGGTGAATCAGTCGAAGAGGTTAGAGTAATTGATTATGTCAACCGCGATAATATACCATCTTGGCAATTCAGCCCTAAAGATTGCGGAACGGTTGTTGTAGATGTTACTTCCTACACTTTCGAAATGGAATCACTAAAATTAGGCGAATATGAAGTTCTGGCAGTAATTGAACATAATGCGGTTGAAGGCTCAAACGAAAATATTATACACGTTATCAAGGAAAATGCTTCTATCCCTGTTGAATATCGAACAGTAAAAAGTCACTGTCAACATTGCAATTCTGACAGAAAGAGAAACAAAACAGTCCTTCTGATTAATTCAGAAAATGAAATTATCCAAGTTGGCAGCACTTGCATAA